ACGCTGTAGAACACGCCCGTCACCGCGTACCGCGTGGTGGTCACCTGCCCGGAGAGGACGCCGGCCTCGCTCGCCCTGGCCTCGTGCCGGCTCCGCTCGGGCGGCGGGAACTCGTGGCCACACTCGGGGCAGCGGGCGTAGCCGGCCGCGACGACCGCGTGGCACTGGGGACATTCCTTGGCGGGGGCCTGGCCGCCCTTGCCCCGGCCCATCTCCGTGGGCGTAATCTGGTCCACCGGGCCGTGCCGCAGGATGTTGCCCCCGAAGTCCAGCACCAGGCAGTTCTGCTTGCCCGGGTGCAGCCGGAAGCCGCGGCCGACCATCTGGTAGTAGAGCCCCGGGGACAGCGTCGGCCGCAGCAGCGCCACGCAGTCCACGTTCGGGGCGTCGAAGCCGGTGGTCAGCACGTTGACGTTGCACAGGTACTTCAGGCCGCCGGCCTTGAAGCGGGCCAGCGTCAGGTCGCGGTCCTCGACCGGCGTACCGCCGGTGACGAAGCCGCAGTCGATCTGGTGCCTGGCCTTCAGGACCGCGACGATGTGTTCACCGTGCTTGACGCCGCTGGCGAAGATTAGCACGGCGTGGCGGGTCCGGGTGTGCTCGACGATCTCGCCGCAGGCCGCCTGCACCAGCGTCTCCTGGTCCATGAGGTCCTCGACCTCGTTGGCCACGAACTCGCCGCCGCGCACGTGCAGCCCGCCGGTGTCCACGCGCGCCTGGCCCGCCTTGCTGACCGGCGGGCACAGGTAGCCGTCCCGGATCAGCTCCCGCACCCCGACCTCGTAGCAGACGGCGTTCAGGATGCCGTCGGGCGTACAGATTGGGCCCGTTTTCAGGCGGAACGGGGTGGCCGTGAAGCCGATCACCCGCAGGCAGGGGTTGACGACCCTGGCGTCGGCCAGGAACTGGCGGTACATGCCGTCCCCCTCGGCCGGGATCATGTGCGCCTCGTCCACGATCACCAGGTCAAAGGCGTCCAGCTCACAGGCGCGCCGGTAAACCGACTGGATGCCCGCGACGATGACCGGGCAGCCCGTCTCCCGCCGCCTCATGCCCGCGGAGTAGATGCCGAAGGTCACCTCCGGGCAGACCCTGGCGAGCTTGTCCGCGGCCTGCGCGAGCAGTTCCTTGACGTGCGCCAGGATCAGCACGCGGCCCTCCCACCGGCCGACGGCGTCCTGGCAGATCGACGCCATGACCGGGGTCTTGCCGCCCGCGGTCGGGATGACCACGCACGGGTTGTTGTCGTGCGCGCGCAGGTAATCGTAGACGGCGGCCTTGGCCGCCTCCTGGTAGGGTCGGAGCAAGAGCATTTATGTGTTCCGGATGCGGACGACCGTCCGGCCGCCCTCGGTGGGCTCGCGCTTCGTGAGGACGAGCCGGACGATCTGGCTGTCGTCGGCGTAAGCCCTGCCGTGCTGCAGGGCGTCCAGCAGGGCCTTCTGCACATTGTCAATGTCGCGGCGGCGGCGGTCGGGCGGGTAGATGTCCACCTCGACCGCCAGGGGGCCATTCATGGGCTGGACGCGGAGGGCCGCGAGGATCGCCACGACGCGCTCGCGGAAGCGGCGGCCCTCGCGGCTTATCAGCGTCTTCGCCCCCACACGCCGCCAGTAGTGGTTAATGGACGGAGGGTAGGGCAGTTCCACCTCGAAAATCACGAGCGCCTCCAGGGGGGCGTGCTGTTGGCCTGCGGCTGGGCGTTCGCCGCCGGTGGGGCCGGGGCTTCCTTCTTCGAGTAGCCCTTGATCTCGTTGGTCAGCTCGCCGGTGTCGTCGCGCTTCTTGCACTTGACGTGAATAACGAGCGGCAGGCTGTGCAGCTCGACCGAGTCGGTGGGGGCCAGCACCCCGACGGCCCGACAGATGGCGGACAGTTCCGCCCGGGCGATCTCCACCGCCTTGGCATTCGGGTTGTCGAGGTTCAGCCGCGCCCACAGGTTGCGGCCCTTGTACGGGCCGTCCACAACCTGGAACGTGAGCTGGAGGTATTGCCCGGTCCCGGTTTTGGTCGGCTTCTTCTCGCTGTCGGTGATGACCGCGAGGTACTTGCCGTCCGGCAGGGGCTCGAAGACGGTGGACGGTTCGACCTGGCTAGCGTCGAACCCGCGCAAATCAGCCATGGGTTATCTCTCCATCGGAAACAGGGGTGTTGGACAGGGCCGCCACGAACGCCGCCCACGACAGGGGCAGTTCGCCGGGGAGGCCGTAACGGTTCTTGGCGATGCACGACGGTCCGCCGACAGTCCGCAGGACGCGCTCGCCGCCGTCCTTGCCCAGAGCGTAGGCGGTGGTGCGTTTGCGGTTGAAGCCGGCGTCCTCGGTCTGGGTGCGGATCTTGCGGGTGGCGAACAGGACGGCGTCGCACCACTCGCTGACGAGGGCCGCGGCATGCTTGTGCAGGCGGGGCGAGTAGCGGTCGTAGGGCGACGACTCGGGATCTTCGAACTTCTCGACCTTGGTGTGGGCAATAAGGATAACGACCATGCCGCGCTCGGCGCGGAGGGCGTCGAGCTGAGCGAGGGCCTCGCGCCAGTAGGTCAGGGCGGTCGTGTAGCCCTTGCCGAAGCCGCCGTCGGCCTTCTCGATGCTGGTGACTCCCGAGTCCTGACAGACGCGGTCCCAGACGAGGCGTTCGAGCCAATCAAGGGAGTCGATGACGACCGTCTCGTACTCATGCGGCTCGGCACGCAGTTCGGCCAGGGCAGCGAATACGTCGGCGTAGCTGGCGGCGAGCGGGAACTTGTCGCAGACGATCTCGTCCAGCCCGTCCTCGGTCTGCACGAAAATCGGCTTGCGCGCGCCGGCGGCCCAGGTCGATTTGCCGATGCCCTCGATGCCGTAGAGGAGCAGTCGCGGCGGCCTCCGGGTGCGGCCACGCTGGACGCGGGACAGTAGACTCATTCGTGGTCCTCCTGGGTGCCTGGGGCTTCTCGCCGACAACGCGCTCGACGAGGGCTTTCTGCCTGACGGCGGTGGTCATGCGCAGCCACCGCCTTCCCGGTCGGCGGGGGTGTCTGGGTAGAAGTCGATCACCCCGGTCTGCCGCGGCCGGCGGCGTGGCTTGGGCGCGGGGCCGCTCGCGCGCCGGCGCTCGAACGCGGCCAAACTGTCCGGCAGGATGATCCAACGCGGCTTGGCGCATAAATCGGAAGCAGTGTTGACCGCAGCCAATTCGCCTCGCGCAATGAAGGCCCGTATCTTGTCCGGGCTAACACGGTAGCGCCGGGCCGCGTCGGCGACGGTGAGGCCGCGCGTCTGGAGTGGTTCAGCGGGAGGTACGGGCGACCTCCCAGCTCAGCGTGGCGCGAGCCTTCTCGACGCGACGGACTGCCGCCGTCGCGCGGTCAACCGCGATCAGGAGTCGGGCAAGGGCCCGCTGAAGTCGGCTGTTAGCTGGTTGCTGCGACATGACCCCAAGGTAATGGTCATGTCGCAAAAATACTGAAAATGAAGTAGGAAGTGGTACTCTGCCAGGAAAAACCCTGGAAAAAACCTGGTGGGGCTGAAGTACGCGAGAAGTAGAGTCGTGCTAATTCAGGTTCTTTTTCTTCTTGGCTGCCTCCTCGGCCTTCTTGATTTCTACCTCGGAAAGGTTTTCGACCGCCCTTTCTTTCTCCGCCTTGTGCTGCGCGAGGAACTTCATCCAATCCCCCGCGTGGATGTCGCGACGCCTCGCGCTGTCGAATCCAGTTGTGCTTCTTAAGGACTCGGTCTATAGCAGAGATGTCCGGGAAGTCACCGTCTGCTTCGGACAGAAACTCGCTCATGGGCCTGTAGGCGGTCGGATCCTCTGTCGAACCACTGTCGCCGTTGGTAGCCTCAGTGGCCGTTCGTCTCAAGTCATCCAACAATATAGGATCCTGGGGAAACAAATGCCCGCGCAATAAACTGTACGGAGCGGTCGTGAACCAGTAATAGGCGCGGCTTTCCAGTAGCTCACTGAAGAGAATCCGGAGTTGCTGTAGGCGTGGTGTGGCCTCGCCTTGCTGCTCCTGTAGCAGGCGGTCTACCTCGCGCAGAGGCCCGACGACGCCGCGGATTTCCGGTGCCCCCGGCCGCAGAACCTCGCCGGTCAGTAGCTCCTGGTCGCGGGCTTCCTCTTCCGGGAGGTCGCGGAGCAGGCGAGAGAAATTGACCTGCCGTTGCAACGGGTGAAGCTCAGGCTCACTCACCTCGGGGTCGCCGTAGAACGGGAAGTACCGCCGCAGGGCGGAGGCGAGACGCCGGACGGCGTGTGCGAGTTCCGGGGACATGGGCCGTTCTCCATGAGGATTGCCGCCAGGCCAGCCCAGCCCCGCCGCCGCATGGAGCTACAGCAACGAGACCGGGCCGCTCGCCCCCGGCGGGTCGCGACACCGGCCGGAGGACCTGACTACATTTCGATTCTAGCATCGGTCACCGATGGGTGAGAACTTCAGCCGCCCGCCGCGTCCTCGCACTTTGCGGGCGCCTCTCGGTCTCCTGTCTCAGCGAAAGCCCCCTGAGACTGGAGACTTGGAGACGCTGACACTTTTACGCGGCGCCCTCCCCGTCAAACTCACCACTCTCCACCTCGCGCTTGCGACGGAAGAAGTCTGACCGCGAGCCGCCGTCCAGTTCCTTGGTGCGCTCCTCGTACAGCTGCTTCTGCTCTTCCAGGCCGGGGGTCTGCCGAAGTATTTCACGGAGAATTCGCCGCCGTCGGATCAGCCGCTCTTCCCGCGACAGGGTGTTGACCTCCTGCCGGAAGTGGTGCGCCGCCTCGCGCACCCGCGACGCCACCAAGTCCTGCCAGCCGCAGGCCGTCAGGTCTGCCTCCCATTGCAGATAGTCTTTGTAGCTGTTCTCCAGGAGGCGCAGGTCCAGGGGGCAGCCGGCGGCTCGGCACTCGGCAATCAGGTACTCCGCGATTTCCTGGCACCGCTCTGGATCGAGCAGTTTCTTGCCTGTCTTAGCGTAGCCATGCGCGGCCAATTCGCGCATCTGGGCGGCCAGCTCGGCGTCGGTGACTTCCAGGTGCAGGACAGAGATGCGGGTGGCCAGGGCCTTTAGCTCAGGGAGGTTGGCCAGCGGGCGGTTGGCTAAGAGGATTACGCCACCCCGGAACGCGAAGTGTCGCTCCCCGTCCCTCTCGGTGGTCCAGGTGACCACTCGGTCGTGCCCCTCCTGTGCCCACAGCGCCGAGCGGAGCACGCCCTGAGCGTCGCGTTCCTGAGTCAGCCGCTCCATGTCCTCGAGAACATGGATGGCTTCAGGGTATTTCTCCAGCGCGCGGAACAACCCCCTGGCGGTCATCCGGGAGTTGAAGAGCTTGTACGAGGCTTTTAGCTCGTCGAGGCGGCGCAGCACCGCAAAGGACTTAC